AAGTATGGGACAAGCAGCACGGCGGGAGTCACTACCAAAAATATAAAATTCAACCAAGTAAGTTTGTAGTTGAGAATGAATTGCTATACCCGGAAGGGTGTGCTATAAAATATATTATAAGACATCGTGATAAGGGAAAGAAGCAAGATCTATTGAAAGCAATACACTTTATAGAAATGATAATTGAGAGGGATTACAATGTGTAACACACCAGAAGATTTAGATTTAGAAGGTATAGATACAGTAGCAGTTGATATTGAAACATACGATCCTAATTTAAAATCAAAAGGATTAGGTGCAATTAGAGGTGATGGCTTTGTTTGTGGTGTTGCAGTTGCAACTGACAAAGAAATTGCATACTTTCCATTGAGTCACGCAGATACAGAATTAACATTAGATAAAAAATTAAAAATTTGGGAGTCTTTAAACGAAAAGATATTTCAGAATGAAAAAATTACCAAGGTCTTTCACAATGCAATGTATGATGTGTGTTGGATAAGAGCTGTCACTGGTAAAAAAATGAGAGGCAGAGTTGTTGATACAATGATTGCAGCTTCTGTAGTTGATGAGAATAGATTTAAATACTCATTAGATTCTTTATCAAAAGATTATTTAAAAGATGAAAAATATAAATACGACTTACAAGAAAAAACACTAGCATGGTCAGGCGGAACCGTAAAAGATCCCATGACTAACATGCATAAACTGCCTGCGTCTGTTGTAAAAGAATATGCAAAGCAAGATGTGAATTTAACTTTACGTCTGTGGAAGCTATTTGATAAAAAATTAGACGAGGTATTATATACTAAACCAGAAAATAATGAAAAGAAAACTTGTAGAAATATATTTGAATTAGAAACAAAATTATTTCCTTGCCTGGTTGACATGAAGTTCAAGGGCGTTAAAATAGATACCCCAAAAGCTAAACTGTTTGGAGAAAAGTTAGAGAAGAGAAAAAATAATTTAATTAATATTATTAAAAATAAAACTGGTTTGGATATACAAATCTGGGCAGCAGCTTCTATAAAAAATTTATTAGATCATCAAAAGATTAAAGAATATAAAACAACACCTAAATCTAAGATGCCACAATTACCAAAAGATTATTTGCGTACACACGAAAATAGATTTTTAAGAATGGTAGCCAAGGCCAGAGAGTGTGACAAAGCCAAAAGCACATTTGTAGATGGTCTATTAGGTTTTGTTCACAATGGCAGAATACACGCTGACATCAATCAGATAAGAGGTGACAGTGGTGGAACAGTAACTGGCAGATTCTCTATGAGTAATCCTAACTTACAACAGATTCCATCAAAGGGTTACATTGGTAAGAAGATGAGAGAGTTATTTATACCTGAAGAAGGTGCTAAATGGGGTAGCTTTGATTACTCACAACAAGAACCACGTATTGTAGTACACTATGCAATCAAGCTAGGACTACCCGGTACTGATGGTTTACAAGAAGAGTTTGACAAAGAAGATGCAGACTTTCATCAGATTGTTGCAGACATGGCAAGCATACCAAGGTCACAAGCTAAAGTAATTAACCTAGGTCTGTTCTATGGCATGGGTAAAATAAAATTACAAAAAGAATTAAGCTTAGAACCTATGGAAGCTACTAAACTATTTCAAACTTACCATGGTAAAGTGCCTTTTGTTAAACAACTATCTTATGCTTTATCAGATTTCGCAACAGCAGAAGGACTGTTGTTTACGTTAGGGGATAGATTCTGCAGGTTTAATAAGTGGGAAACCACTGACAAAAAATGGAATCCTAAGATAAATAGATTTGATGAGGTACCTTTGTATACTAAAGAACAAGCCATAGATGCTTACAAACTAGAGCAAATGGAGAAGTACAAAGAGTTAGTAGACGAAAAGCTAGAACACTTTGACAAACACTACACACCAGCGTTCACTTACAAAGCTTTAAATAAATTAATACAAGGGTCCGCTGCAGATATGACAAAGAAGGCCATGGTAGATCTTTACGAAAAAGGTATAATACCTCACATACAAATTCACGATGAACTTTGTTTTTCAACCACGGACCACGAAGCAAAGTTGATCAAAGAAACAATGGAACAAACTATACCTCTTGAGGTCAAGAACAAAGTAGACTATGAATCTGGAGCTAATTGGGGTACAATTAAATGAGGTTATTTTATGGCTTACTTAAATGCAAATATTCCTGTACAATACGCGCAAATAAAAAGGGAGTATTTATATGATCTTAAAAAACATAAAGGCGAAGTTGAAGACTGTATTATCTTCGGCATCACAGCTATTACCGGCAGGGCTATTCTCTGGCATGCCATCATGGAAAACGGTGCTGTCTTTTATCGTCTACCCATATCGGCTTTTATTCAACGTGGTTATGAACCCGCAGCTGTTCCATCCAAGAGACTTGATGAATTGGAACTGTGGAATAGTTTTTCTTATTACCCTGCTGTTACTAGTTGGGATATTTTAGAAGCACAATCAGGTAGATATATTGGTAAAGATAAGAAGTGGCATCACGGTAAATATTTATTTACTGTTGACTTTGCACATCCAGAGCCTAATATACTAGACACTGATCATTCAGAGATTCCGCACGAACATAAGTGCGCACACATACTTGCCTTAGATGATGGTAATTATGCGGCACAGCCAAACAATAGATTAATTTGGGACATACCTTCTTTCACAGTTAAGGACAATATTCCGGACTGGAAGGTACAAACCAGTGAATGGAATGTGGAAGACGTTGGTCAATGGCGAACAGAGGACACTGACAATTTCTTCTACGAAATAGAGGAAAAGAAAAATGAATCTAGCTGATTTATTAAAAAAAAATATAGTCATGGTACCCGTAGTAGCTTCAGTGCTAGTCGGAACGTTTACTGGTGTTAAGTACATTGTTAACTTAACAGACACCATCAATGCAAACCAAGCAGAAATACATGAATTAAAAACTATGGAGTTGGAAAATATACAAAGAGATATGAAAGTATTAACCGACAATGTAAACACAGTTATTGCAAAATTAGAAAGAGCCGAAGGTACATGGGAAATGGCTGAAAACTTATACGAAGTTCTGGCTGATAAAGTTAGACAAATGGAATACGACATTAAAGATTTAAACAGAGAAATAAATTATTAGGATGAACTATGGAGATAGCCAGGATGAATTATTATTTTACAGGAATATTAATTATAATGCTAACTCTATTAGCATTTTGTGCTGGTCCTGCATATCCTAGAAACGAATATCTTAACGACGGCAGTGCTAGATGTGGTGAAGTAGATGTGTCTGTATCTAATCGTGATTACGATTATGACAACTATGATAATAGTTGGAACGAAAGTAACTCTCAAGAATTAAGATTATCATTTAGAAAATATTTAGGCACAGACTGTAAGACGTCAAAAGAAAATGCACAATTAAAACAACAACTTGAATTAATGAAAATGTGTAACAAGGTAAATAGAAACCCGAGTCTTGCACATAATGAAAACTTTGCATTGTTAGTATCAAAATGTAGGGGTGTGGTGCCACAAGTAGATGAAGTAGAAACTATGCCTACAGGTAGTCTTTGGGACGAGTTAAAAGACGATTATATTAAGGCTAATCCAGACTCTAAAAGCATGGACAACAATAACAGTACGTTGAAAATGCCTCCAGAAGGGTATATACTGCCTTTACCTAAACCAAAAGATGACTAAACCATTAAAAATTTCTGAAGAAGCTGCAGTGCAAATGCCAATGAAGACGGTTGCCAGTCTGATCGCGCTCGTTGCAATCGGCACCTGGGCTTATTTTGGTATCAATGAGAAGCTCAACCAACACAGCACAAAATTAGAATTGTTTGAAAAAGATTTACAACACAATACAGAGTTTAGAATTAAATATCCACGTGGAGAATTAGGTCAATCAAGTGGGGAAGCAGAGCTCTTCATGTTGGTCGAGCATATCGCAGGATTATTAGATGAGTTAGAAGTAGAAGTTAAAAGTATGAGAAACAATGCAGTTAATATAGAATTTTTACAAGAGAGAACAAAGAAACTTACAGAAGACGTAGAAAAATTAATTAGAAACGGGAATGGTCACCAATGATAGAGATTGTATTTGCATTAATATTAGAATTAAATGGGACGATGATAGAACACGTTTATAAAGATTCTTTAAAAGCATGCCTTTATTCAAAGCGCGTAGCTAAACAAGAAGTAAATCCAGAGCGAGTAGTCTTCAAATGTAAAAAGGTAAAAGCAGAAACAGAGGTTTACCAAGATAGAAAAAGAATTATAAAAATCATTGAATAAAAAATCATACGCATTTTTCCTTAAAAAAAATAGACCTAGAAACAGGGTAGCACAAGAATTAAGTGATGGACGTTATCATCAGCGTGTGGTAAAAAATAAAAAAAGATATGAACGATCAATTTATAAGAATGCAAGCAGAAATAGTAAACGGGAGATGTCCGACTTGTCATGAAATGACAATACTAATTGGACTTTCACCAGAATTTTTTAGATGTATAAATTGTGGCGCAGATTTAAGACAACATATAAATGGTAAGATAAGTTATCTTCCTACAATTACAGGTAGTACACCTTTATCACAAATACAAAAGATGTTTGGACACGATGAAAAAAGCTAAAGGTCTATACGCAAAAGTAGCTCACGAACCTATATTTCATAAGACATCGATTGGACGTAACCCTAGTCTTACAAAAATGAACAAGCACAAACGACGTCAATTCAAGGCCTACAAAGGCCAGGGAAAATAACACTTGACATTATCCTAAAAAATCCTACATTGTAGGTATGAAAGAAAAAAAACTAACAATAACAAGTAAAGATATAACTCAAAAACAATGGTCGATATTATTGTTGGAGTTAAATTTAATACGAAAAGCATGGAAACCATATGCAAGACTAGAATTACTTGCACCTGGGATCAGAAAGATAATTAAACATGGCACTAGACGTATCAAAGATTGATGAAGCCGCAAACATGTGGGAAAAAACTAAAGACCCAAAGTATAAGGATCTTTGGTATAAACTAATAAAGGAGTTTGCAAATGGACCTCATAATACTAAACGATGGAATGTATCAGTTAGTTCCATTAACAAAGCAGATGATGGAACATATGTCATTATCGGTAAAAGAATTAGACCTCTTTGAGTTGTGTGACATCATACGTTTGAAACTTACAACGTATTATGATTATCCAATCAATGCCCACGTCATGAAAGATGGTAGTGGTAATTTTTATGGGTGTATACAAAATTGAAAAGGAGCTCCGTCCAAGTAATGCCTCGCGCTAGCCTCTGTACGGCAACCTATGAAGCGGCAAGTACCGTGGAGGTGTGTAGCCTTTGCTCTCCTAGAAGTACGTGCACGGAAACTAGGAGGGTTGTATGATTGAAACAATTATTATTATAGAAATTGTAGCGATTACTATTTATTTATTAACTCAATAACCTATCCCAAAGAGGGAAAACTGTGGGGATAGGTATTGTGGTTGAGAAGAACTTCATCGTTAACAAAGTTCTGCCACAATGTCAAATCGTATTTTCAGGAGTGCAATAAAACTTGATAAACATATTGTATTTGTTTACCTCTTCAGGACCTATCTGTTTCATTTTTATAGTGGATTGTTTATAGCCAAACATTAAACACTCGTATTGTGTATCAAACTTTGTCGGCCATTCGTATGGCTCTATACATGTGCCCGCTATCTGCGAACAAATTACTAAACTTAATAATATTTTCATTGACAATCCTATAAAATCACCTATATAAGGTATATTAATATGAAAGGAAACGCATGACAGACATGAGTAAATACAAAAATGTTTCTCTATCAAAAGAAACATACGCTACTTTAGATAAGTTATCAAAGGTTATATTGCCCGATGCAAAATTATCAGTAGCAAAAACAATAGAAGCAATAGCAAACGAGAAAGCAAAGAAGTTAAATGGTAAAATTAAAAAAGCATAGAATGAAAGTTGTTATCTGTGACACGTGTCACGGTAATGGTTATGTCAGAGTTGCAAAAATTGATGGTGATCCTTCTTTAGATTTTAGAGACAGGAGTGAAGTACATCAGTGTTGGGACTGTGATTCGGAAGGAGAATTTTATATAGCTGATGACGAAAAAATCAAAGTCACGATCAATTGAAGAGATAGCCACCTGCGCATACATAGCAGGACTCTTTGATGGTGAAGGAAGTATATATTTTGCTAAACGACCGGAAAAGAAAAAGAAACACAAAGGCAAAGGTTATAGAGTATCAATCTCACAACGTATAAGTA